CGCTGCTTCGGCGATGTGAAGCTCTATCAGCGCGAGTGGGATGCCTTCGTGGGCCTGGCGCACAACGCGGGCGCCACCTCCGTCTGCATGAACAACGAGCGCACCGGCCCCAGCACCATCGTGCGGCGCCTGCAGGCCAGCGACCATAAGGGCGCCTGCGAAGCATCCTGCTCTATGACCGCGCCGGCCCGGTCAACAAGCCGCAGGACCGATGCAGCCACCCCGACAACCGTACCTGCAGGGGCGTCTGGACCGACCGTCAGCGACTGCGCGCTATGTGCCTCGGGGAGCCGATGCCATGAGCGGGCGCATCTGGATTACCGCCGCCGTGGTGCTGGCCGCCGTCCTAGGCCTGCGCGCCTGGAATGGACACCTGGTCGCTCTGGGAGACAAGCAAGGGGCCGAGCGCGTGCAGGGCCAGTGGACGACAGCGGAATCCCAGCGCAAGCAGGAGGAGGCCCAGGCCAAGGCCCGGGCTGCGCAAGAGCGCGCCGGCCTTGAGCGACAGGCGCGCGAGCAAGAGCAAGCCAAGCAACGAGAAGCCGAAAGGATTGCCCGTGAACAAGCCCACCGCGAGGCCACGCTTCGCACTGCTGTGTCTGCTGCCGATGCTCGCAATCGCAGCCTGCACACCACTGTCGCCCAGCTCAACGCAGATGCCGCAGCCCGGCTGTCCAGCGGTGCCGCGAATGCCTGCACCGCCGCCGACGTTGATGCAGCCACCGCCGCCCGCACAGCACTCGCAGCGTGCAGCGGCCGATACACAGCAGTGGCAGCAACAGCTGACCAGCTCTCCCTCCAGGTGACGGGACTGCTTGATTTCATCCAGTCCACCACGGCGCCGGAGGGCCAATGACCGTAGAGCTGACGACCACGAATGTGATTTCCATCCTGGCGCTCTTCGTCATGGCCTTGTGGGCCATGGCCAAGGTGATTGCCCATGTGTACGACAAGCGCTTCACGGAGCGCTTTCGCCGGGCCGAGAGCCGCCTCGAGGAGCTGGAGGTTGGTATCGCTCGCTCGGACAGTCGTCTGTCCAAGGTGGAGGGCGCGCTCAACGATGCGCCTGGCCATGACGACCTGGCCAAGATTTACGAGCGCATCAATCGCCTGGCCGAGCAGATGAACGGCTTGGCCGGCGAGTTTTCAGAGGCGCGGCACACCCTGCGCCTGCTGCATCAGTTTTTGCTGCAAGGAGGGCGGCCATGAGTTTCCAAGATTTTCTGCGCCAGGATGTGCGCCTGGTGCTGCTGCGCGTGTTGACCGAGATGCCCGCCTACCGCTCCAACAGCTCGGTGCTCACCAGCGCGTTGGAGCGCTTCGGCCATGCCGTCACGCGCGACCAGGTCAAGTCCGAACTGGCCTGGCTTGCCGAGCAGGGGCTGGCCGTGCTGACCGACCTGGGTGGTGTTTCCGTGGCCACGTTAACGGAGCGCGGCCAGGACGTGGCCACGGGCCGCGTGGTGGTGCCCGGCGTCAAGCGCCCGGGGGCCTGAGCATGGGACGCAAGTCTTCCGTGTCACGCCTGCAGCCCGAGGCCCGCAAGCACCTGGAGCTGCTGATTCGCCAGGACAGGCACACACTCGACGAGCTGCTGAAGGCTATGCGGGACAAATTCCCCGAGGTCGGCGTGAGCCGCAGCAGCATCTACCGCTTCCAGGTGCCGTTCAAGGAGATGCTCGACCGCATGCGCGACCAGCAGGCCATGGCTGGCGTGCTGGTGCAGGAGCTGGGCGAGAACCCCGACGACAAGGCCGGCGCTGATGGTGCAGGCCATCACAACGCTGACCACGCAGTCTGCGCTGATGGAAGCCGGCGCCGAGCAGGTCGACATTGAGGCCGTGCGCAAACTCGCACGCGCGGCCAAGGACGTGCTGCAGGCGCGCAAGGTCGACCGCCAGGAGCGCATCGCCATCCGCAAGGCGGCGCGCGACGAACTGTTGGCCGAGCAGCAGGCCAATCTGGAGAAGATCGCCAAGGCACAGGGCATGGGCCAGGAGCAGCTCGACTTCTGGCTCAAAGACTTTCTGGGGGTGCGCTGATGTCGGTGATCCAGCCCCTGGCCAGCACGGTCCGCGTTGTCGAGTGGGAAGAGCTGCCGGCCCGCGCCCGCGAGATTCCTGCGAATCTGAACCTGCTGGCCGAGGGCGTTTTTTATGGCGCACCAGCGCCAGGTCGTCGCCCTCAAGCAGTCCATCATCGCCGTGCCCAAAGGGCGCCGCACAGGCATCACCTTCGCCGTGATGCTGCGCAAGACGCTGGTGGCTGCCGCGCGCAAGGAACTGGGCGGCGACAACGTGTTCTACATCGGGGACACGAAGGAAAAGGGCCTTGAGGCCATCGGCTATGTCGCCAAATTCGCGCGCCTGATCGCCAAGGCCCAGGGCGAAGTCTCGGGCATTGAGGAGTTCCTGTTCGAGGACCAAGACGAGACCGGCAAGACCAGGCATATCACCGCCTATCGCATCCGCTTCGCTGCGGGATTCCAGGTGTGCGCGCTGTCCAGCCGCCCCGCCAACATCCGTGGCCTGCAGGGCCATGTGGTCATCGACGAGGCCGCGTTCCATGCCGACGTGCAAGGCGTCATCGACGCCGCCACCGCGTTGCTGATCTGGGGCGGCCAGATCACCGTCATCAGCTCGCTCAACGGCAAGAAGAACCCGTTCTCGCAGTTCTGCAACGACATCGAGGCGGGGCTGTACGGCAAGGACGCAGTGGTCTTCAAGGTCACGTTCGACGACGCGGTGGCCAATGGCCTGTTTGAGCGCGTGTGTCTGATGAAGGGGACCAAGCCCACCGTCGAGGCCAAGAAGGAGTGGTACACCAAGATCCGCAGCGCCTACGGCCCGCGCCAGGCGGCCATGCGCGAGGAGCTGGACGTCATCGCGCGCGACGGCAGCGGCGTTTCCCTGCCTGGCGTGTGGATCGACAAAGCGCAGACCCTCTCCGAAAAGCTGGTGGTCCGCCTCGCGCTCGATGACGACTTCGTGCACAAGACCCCCCAGGAGCGCGAGGCCTGGGTCGCGGACTGGATCACGCGCTACCTGGACCCGGTGCTGGACCAGCTGGACCCCAGCGTGCGCCACGTTTTCAGCCAGGACTATGCGCGGCACCGGGATTTTTCCGTCTGGGGTGGCCACGCGATCACGCTTGGCCTGCGCCGCCAGACGCGCGTGGCCATCGAGATGCACAAGGTGCCCTATGCCCAGCAAAAGCAGATCGTGTTCCACGCCATCCGCCGGCTGCCGAACCGCTGCGGTGGCGCCATGGATGCGACCGGCCCTGGCCAGACCCTGGCCGAGGAAACGGCCGACGAGTTCGGCCACGGCCATGTGCATCAGGTCACTCTCAGCCGCGCCTGGTATGCCGAATGGATGCCCAAGCTCATCAAGGGCTTCGAGGACGGCCTGATCGACCTGCCCATGGACGCCAACTGGTCCCAGGACCTGCGCACCATTGAGGACGTGGACGGCATTCCCATGGTCACCACGCTGCGACGCAAGGACCTCAAGGACCCCGAGCTGCTGCGCCACGGCGACAGCGCCATCATGCTGGCCCTGGGCTGGTTCGCCTCCGTCAATCGCAGTGCTCCCATCGACTACACCCCCGTGCCGCGCCTGCCGCGCGGTTTCGACAACCTTGGTGCCGGCGACCAGGACCTGGACGATGTCCTGGCAGCGCATGAGCCCTCTGCAACCTGGTAGCCCATGGCCACATCCCTGATTCTTGGCCCCGATGGCCAGCCCATCCGCCTGCCCGACCTGGCCGAACCCCAGACCTCGCGCCTCATGTCGCGTCAGCGCGAGCTGCAAAGCCATCCCACGCGCGGCCTCACCCCCTCCAAGCTCTCGCGCATACTCGACGCGGCCGAGACCGGCGACATGGTCGCCCAGTACGAGCTGTTTGAGGATATGGAGGAGAAGGATGGGCACATCGGCAGCGAGATGAACAAGCGCCGCCGTGCCTGCATCCTGGACTGGGAAGTCGTGCCGCCGCGCAACGCCTCTCGCCGGGAAATCCGGGACACCGAGGAGATGGATGAGCTCCTGCAGGAGGTGCCCGACTTCGAGGAAATGCTGTACGACGTCACGGACGCCATCGGTAAAGGCTTCGAGTGCTCGGAACTCGAATGGCACCGTGTCGGTGGCTACTGGCTACCCAAGTCCATCACGCACCGGCCGCAGAGCTGGTTTTGCCTGCATCGTGGGTATCGCCAGGAGCTGCGCCTGCGCACGGACACGATTGAGGACGGCGTGCTGGGCGAAGCACTGCGGCCCTTCAACTGGATCACCCACACGCATAAGGCCAAGAGCGGGTACATGGAGCGCTCTTCGCTCTTCCGCCAGCTCGTCTGGACGTATCTGTTCAAGAACTACTCGGTGGGCGACCTGGCCGAGTTTCTGGAGATCTACGGAATTCCGCTGCGCGTGGGCAAGTATCCGGCCAATGCCTCCGAGAAGGAAAAGGCCACGTTGCTGCGAGCCCTGGTCGGCGTAGGGCACAACGCGGCCGGCATCGTGCCCGAGGGCATGCTCATCGAGTTCCACAATGCGGCCACGGGCGACCCCAAGGCTTTCGAGCTGATGATGGATTGGTGCGAGAAGAACCAGTCCAAGGTCATCCTCGGCGCCACGCTGACCAGCGGCGCCGATGGCAAAAGCAGCACCAATGCGCTGGGCAACATCCACAACGAGGTGCGCAAGGACCTGCGCGATGCGGATGTGCGCCAGCTCAACACCACGATTTCGCGCGACCTGGTCTATGCCATTGCCGCGATCAACGGCCTAGCGCCGGAAGGCCCGCGCCGCGCACCACGCTTTCAGCTCAACGCCCAGGAAAGCGAGGACCTCACCGCCTATGCAGAGGCCTTGCCCAAGCTGGTCAGCATCGGCATGCAGCCCACCGTCAAGTGGGCGCATGAGAAGCTGGGCATCCCCATTGCTCAGGCTGGTGAGCCGGTCCTGCGCATCGGTGGGCCAGAAGCACCTGCGACGGGCCGCGCAGCGCTGACCGCCCAGCTGCCGACTGCGGTACCGGCCCTCACACCGCCCGTTGCGATGCAGCCGCAACTGGCCCGCAGTGCTGATCCGGCTGTCTCGGCCTGGATCGACCAGATCCGGGCGCTGGTCATGCGTGCGCAGTCGCTCGAGGACATCCGGGATGGCCTGGAGCAGCTGCTGCCCGACATGTCGCTGGACCAGTACGCCGCCGCGATGGCAGAAGCGCTGACGGCAGCGCATTTGGCGGGCCGCTACGACGTCCTGCAGGAAGCTAGAGGGCTCAATGGCTGATGCGGCCTATGGTTCGCTCCCGTTCCGGGAGCAGGAAGAGTTCTTTAGGCGCAAGGTCAACCTGCCAACGACGGCCTGGACCGACGTTCGCCTGCATGAGCACGACTATGCCTTCGTGGTCGCCGGTGCCAATCGGGATGCCATCGTGGCGGACTTCCGGGCCGCCGTTGAAAAAGCCATCTCGGGTGGCTCCACGTTGGAGGATTTCCGCAAAGACTTCGACTCCATCGTCGCAAAGCATGGATGGGACTACAACGGGGGCCGTAACTGGCGCAGCCGCGTCATCTACGACACCAACCTGAGCACCAGCTACGCGGCCGGGCGCTGGGAACAGTTGCAGGAGGCACCCTATTGGCAGTACGAGCACAGCGATTGGGTGGAGCATCCGCGCCAGCACCATGTCGCCTTGGACGGCCTGGTGTTGGAGCGCGGCGATCCGTGGTGGAAATACTATTTCCCGCCCAATGGATGGGGATGCCAGTGCAAGGTGCGCGGGCTGTGGCTGCGCGACCTGATGCGCCTGGGCAAGTCCGGGCCTGACCAGGCGCCGGCCGTTGAACTGGTGGAACGCACCATAGGCCAGCGCAGTCCCCAGGGTCCGCAAGTGGTGCGGGTTCCCCAGGGCATTGACCCCGGCTTTGAGTACGCGCCGGGCAGCGCTCGGCTGCGCACAGCGATCCCGCCAGAGCGCCCCGAACCGCCTGTACCAGGCAGCGCGGGCGGACACGGCATGCCGAACCTGCGACCGACCGAGCCCTTGCCTGCGCCCCGACCCGTGTCGCCCGACATGCTGCTGCCCAAAGGGCTTGCGCCAGAGGCCTACGTGCGAGGGTTCCTGGAGCCTCTGGGCGCCACGCTGGAGCAGCCGGCCATCGTGCGCGACGTGATCGGTGAGCGCCTGGTCGTCGGCAAGGAACTGTTCCAGACGGCCCAGGGCGAATGGAAGGTGCTCAAGCTGGGCCGCGAACAGTTCCTGCCGCTGCTGGCCCAGGCGCTGCAGGACCCAGACGAGGTATGGGTGCGCCTGGAGTGGATGTACGCGCTGCAGAAGGCCGTGGTGCGGCGCCGGTACATCGCGCGATTTGCAGTTGAGGGCCAGGAGGTGCCGGCCCTGGTGGTGTTTGAGCGCGGCGACGACGGCTGGGCCGGCGTGACAGCGTTCCAGGGCGCGGCACAGACCGCCGACGACTGGCGCGTGGGCCTGCGCCTGTATGCCCGGGACCAGAAATAGGCGAGCCCCGCACGGCGCCACACGCGGGGCTCCTCCAGGGGTGGGGTCGGTTGGCCGGGCGCGGTCTTCCCCCCTGATGAGTGATTTCATTTTAGGAGATTCACAGCATGGCCGGAACCCATCTGACAATCACGGTCGACGCCGACGAGGTGCTTGCCGCGCATGCCCGCCAGGCTGTGCCAGACACTGGCCCGCTGATGCCACGCCTCGGGGAGTACTTGCAGCGCTCCACGGAGCAGCGGTTCAAGAGCCAGACGCGCCCGACGGCACTCCCTGGGCGCCGTTGAACGAGCGGTACGCAAAACGCAAGAAGCAGAACAAGGACAAGATCCTGACCCTGCGAGGCTACCTGCGGCGGTACATCCATTACCAGGTGCAAGACGATCACACGGTCGAGGTCGGCAGCAATCAGAAGTACGCGGCGATCCACCAGTACGGCGGCTCCATTGCTCAGGCACCACAATCGCGCAAGATGAGATTCCGCAAAGAGGGTGGTCGCGTGTCGTTTGCCGGGCGGCGCCACAAAAATGCGCAGGAGCGTTGGGTGACTCGAGGCGCCTACCAGGTGGAGATCCCAGCGCGCCCCTACCTCGGTATCAGCTCCGACGACGCAAACGAGATCCGGGAGATCATCCGTGCCTGGCTGGTCGAACGGACCAACGGGTAGAGCGAGAGTCTGCGATCACGGTGCCCCAAACGTGTTTCGCATTGGGAAAGGTATTTGCAGGAACTCATGCCACTACGTTCCCGAACCTTCCCCTAAATTTCGATTTATCGCATCTCTCCCTTCTTCTTTATCTCACTCCCCTTCAACATGGCGAGTACGCGCCGAATACGAAGCGCGGTGGGACGCATGCATTGGCCATGAGGTCTGCGAGATTTCGCACCTCAACACTGGTCACGAAGAATCGGACGCTCGGCTCATTGCCGACGCAGGCAACGTGTTCCACGAAACCGGCCTGACGCCGCGCCAGCTGGTTGAGCAGCGGGATGCGCTTGTGAGCGAACTGGAGGCAGTCCGTGACTGGGCTGTGACGGAGCGCGCCGCGCTGCGCAAGCAAGAGATCGACAGCATTGACCGCGCCCTGGCCCTGGTGAAAGGAGCGAAGTCATGAACTACCTCTTGCACGCATTCCTCTGGTCACTCTTCGCAGCAGTAGCCCTACTGCTCGCAGCAGCACCACACCTCATCAACTCCGGCGCCTTGTAGCGCGAGATCACCATGAACACAAACACCGATTTGGCGCTACTGCCGCCCCAAGAAACCGCGCTGCAGGTCTACAGCTCACCGTCAGGGCTTGATCCGTACATCGAGCTGATCCGCAAGGAGGCTTTGAGCCACGCTCCTGACACGTCAACGAAGAAAGGCCGCGATCACATCGCAAGCATTGCCTTCAAGGTGCGCAAGTCCAAAACGGCGCTGGACGGACTGGGCAAACAACTGGTCGATGACATGAAGGAAGTCCCCAAGAAGATCGACGCAGAGCGCAAGCGTATGCGGGACGCGCTGGACAGCTTGGCGGATGAGGTCCGCCGGCCGCTGACCGAGTGGGAAGAAGCGGAAGAGGCCAGGCAGCAAAAGCACCGTCTCGCTATCGAGCTTATGCAGCAGTCGGTCCAGGGTGCCGAGAACCTGACCTCCGGGACTCTGCGGGAGCAAATCGCGGCGCTGAACGCAAAGGTCATTGATGCGGCTTTCGAGGAATACGAGGCAGAGGCCCATCGAGCGAAGGCCAAGGCACTGGAGGGTCTGTCTGCGGCGCTGGAGACGCGCGAGAAGTATGAGGCAGAGCAGGCTGAGCTGGCGCGGCTGCGCGCCGAGGCTGCAGCCCGTGAGCAGAAGGAGCGCGAGGAGCGCATCGCCCGGGAGGCCGCAGAGCGAGCCCAGCGCGAAGCCGAAGCCCGCGCTCAGGCCGAACGTGAAGCGGTGATCCGGCGCGAAGCTGAAGCAAAGGCAGCAGCCGACAAGCGCGAGCTGGAGCTGAAGCTGTCGGCAGAGCGTGCCGAGCGCGAGAAGGCAGAAGCCGTGCAACGCGAGCAACAGGCCAAGGCGGACGCCGAACGCCGCGCCGCAGAAGCCGTGGCAGCCGAGCAGCGCCGCTTCGCCCAGCAGCAGGCCGCAGAAGCCGCCGAGGCAAAGCGCCGCGAAGCCGACAAGGCCCACAAGGCTGCCGTCAACCGCGCCGCGCTGGCCGCTTTCGTTGCCGGGGGCATGACCGAGGAATGCGCGAAACAGGCCATCACGCTGATCGCAAAGAAGGCCATTCCGGCCGTCTCCATCACCTACTGAGAACCGAGAGACCACCATGAATGCTGTCGTTGAAGTTGAAACAGTCACCATGTTCCCGCACGCAGCGCGAACCCTACTGCTGAGGTCGTTGCGCATGCGAAGACCGTCCAGCAGGTGATGCAGGCGGTCATGAAGCCGAACGTGCACTACGGCGCCATCCCCGGGCCGGCGATAAGCGACGCTGCTGAAGTCTGGTGCGGAGGTGCTGTGCATGACCTTCCGCATCGCCGACCGCTACGAGGTGACGGACCTGTCGCGTGACGGCTCTATCCGCTACCGAGTCAACTGCATCGGGGAGCACCAGACATCTGGCGCCACGCTTGGCTCTGGTCTTGGCGAGTGCTCATCGGATGAAGAGAAGTACCGATGGCGCAAGGCTGTGTGCGCCGAGGAATTCGAAGCCACCCCAGAGACGCATCGCCGCATGAAGTTTGGCCGCAAGCAAGGGGGGTACTACACCGTGCAGCAGGTCCGAACAGAGTCCGCTGATCTTGCCAACACAGTGCTGAAGATGGCCTGCAAGCGGGCCAAGATCGCCATGGTGCTGAACGTCACGGCGGCTTCTGACATGTTCAGCCAGGACCTGGAAGACCTGGACGCCGAACTGGTGCGCCACTTGGTTGACGACGAGCGCCAGGCCCAGGTGCAGCTGCTGCGCGACGAGTGGTGCGCGAAGGCAAAGGCCGCCGCGAACCGAGACGCACTTTCCAAAGTGATGAAGGAAGGCGTGAAGGTTTTCCAGAATGCGAAGGACCGCGATGGTTACGCCACATTCGCCGCAGCTGTTCAGGCGCGCGGCGCAGAACTGAAGGAGTCGTGATGCGTGAAATCCTATTCCGGTGCTCCAGCATTGGCAAGCTGATGGCCGAGCCCAAGACGAAGGCCGAAGGCCCGCTTTCCGTGGGTGCAAAGACCTATATCCGCGAACTAGCTCAGCAGGAAATATTCGGCGTTGAGTTCGAGTTCTCCAGCAAGGAAACCCAAAAGGGCCTCGAAGTCGAGGATGACAGCATCGCCCTTCTGAACCGTGTGCGCGGCCTGGCCCTGGTGAAGAACACCGAGCGCAAGACCAATGGCCTCATCACCGGCGAATGCGACCTGTTCGACGTGCAGCGCCGACGCGGTCACGACTTGAAGTCTTCGTGGTCGGCCAAGACCTTCCCAGGGTGGACGAAGGACTGCGAAGACAAGCTCTACGAGTGGCAAATGCGCGGCTACATGTGGCTGTGGGACGCAGACCAGTGGGAGGTGAACTACGCCCTCGTGGACACGCCCGAGCGCCTGATCGGTTACGAGCCACTGCAGCTGCACGTCGTCAGCCACATCCCAGAGCACCTGCGGCTGACCACCTGGCTGATCGAACGCGACTTCGCCAAGGAGCGCGCCATCGCCGAGAAGGTCAAAGCTGCCCGCGAGTACTACGCCGAGGTCATCGAAGAGTTCGACCAAATCCACCGTCCTGCTGAACTGCAGGCCGCGTGAATCCAACACCCGCCGGGCTGGCTGGCGGGCAACCTTGAAAGGCCAACCATGGCATCCGTAAACAAAGTGATCATCGTCGGCAACCTGGGGCGCGACCCCGAATTGCGCACCTTCCCGTCCGGTGATCAGGTGGCCAACGTGACCATCGCCACCACCGACCGCTGGCGCGACAAGAACACGGGCGAGAACAAGGAAGCCACCGAGTGGCACCGCGTGGTCTTCAACGGCCGCCTGGCCGAAATCGTGGGCCAGCACCTGCGCAAGGGCAGCCAGGTCTATGTCGAAGGCAGTCTGCGCACCCGCAAGTGGACCGACCAGGCCTCCGGCCAGGAACGCTACGCCACCGAAATCCGCGCCGACACCATGCAGATGCTGGGCAGCCGCCCGGGCGGCGGTGAAGGCGACTCGCAAGCGCCTGCGCCAGCCCATCGACAAGCTGCCGCGCCAGCGCCCCGGCCAGCCCCGCGCCCGCGCCGCGCGCCTCGTTCGGCTTCGATGAAATGGACGACTCAATCCCCTTCTGAGGTGGCACATGCTCTGCAAGAAATGCAACACCGAAAAGACCGAGGCGGACTTTTATGCCGGGAACAAATGGCGCTGCAAGGAGTGCATCAAAGCTGGCGTTCGCGCGAACCGAGAAGCAAACCTTGAACGCTACCGAGCGTTCGACAGGGCACGCGCATCTCAGCCTCATCGGGTGGCCGCGCGTAAGGCATATCAACGCACAGCAGCATTTTCCGCAAGCCATGATGCCGCAGTGAAAAGATGGGCAGCCAAGCATCCTGAGCGGCAACGCGCGAGCACCGCTGTACACAACGCAGTCCGAGACGGGAGGCTCATCCCATGGCCTGTGTGCGCTGTCCCCGAGTGCTGCGGACGACCACATGGGCACCACCCAGACTACAGCCGTCCGCTGGATGTAGTCTGGCTTTGCGACAAGCATCACAAGGAGGTGCATGCAATGGTGGCCAGAGCATGACTCAGCAACTCAACAGAGCCCAGCGCCGCGCGGCAAAGAAGCAGCGGCACCCTGTACGGGGTGCTGGGCACATCCAGTTGCCCATCAACATCAGGTTCAACGCGGCAGACGAGACGCAGCTGCAGCTTGTGCCGCTTGGCCTCGCGACGACGCTGATCGAAGGCACTGCCGACGAATCGACGTGGCACACGCTGACGCTGCGGATCAATTGGGGGAGGTTCCTCGCAAGCGATCACTTCCCGGACATGGAGCCCGCGATGGTAGCCGCTCAGGACGCCATGCGCTCCATCAGCGCCCGCCACGACCGTGCACAGACCTGGGGAGCGTCAAAGCCCGAGTACGACGCAATCTACGAGGCCCTGCGCATCTGCAATGAGATGCAGCAGCAGTGCACGCGTAGAGAGCTCCGCGACGCCCTGGAGCGCGTCTACGCGGCCAACGAGTACCACCGCAAGGTGACAGCGATCAAGAACCGGCTCGACGCCAGAGCCTGACATCAACCACGGCGCGCGCGACAAGAAAGGAAACCTATGACCGCATACAAAGAACTGCTGGCCCGCAAGGCCGAACTCGACGCCCAGATCGCCCAGGCCCATGCCGAGCACAAAGCCGAGGGCATCGCCGCGGCCCGCGCGCTGATCCAGGAGCACAGCCTGACCGCTGCCGATGTGTTCCCCGCCGCGAAGCCCAAGGGCAGCGTGGGCGCCCCGAAGTACCGCGACCCCGCCACCGGGGCGACCTGGACCGGCCGGGGCAAGCCGCCGAACTGGATCGTGGGCAAGGACCGCACTCCCTTCCAGATCACACCCGCCTGACAGAGGCATGAGCAAAGGGGCCGCGCGGCTCCTTCCCTGATGCATCACTTCCCCTTCAACCAAGCCAGCCGTCGCGCTGGCTTTTCTCATGGAGCCGCAATGTCCGAGAACAGCAAGATCGAATGGACCGACCACACGTTCAACCCCTGGGAAGGCTGCCAGAAGGTGGGCCCGGGCTGTGACCACTGCTATGCCGAGAACCGCAATGCCCGCTTCGCCGGCGGCCAGGCGATCAACTGGGGCCCAGGCGCACCCCGCCGCCGCACCAGTGTCAGCAACTGGAACCTGCCCCTGCGCTGGAACGCCCAGGCCGAGGCATTCCAGGCCCAGCACGGCCGCCGCCAGCGCGTGTTCTGCGCGAGCCTCGCTGACGTTTTCGATAACGCAGTCAGCCGTGAATGGCGCGATGACCTGGCAGCCCTGATCCTGGACACCGCGGACCTTGACTGGCTCCTCCTCACCAAAAGGATTGGGAACGCGGGTGCCATGCTAGGCGAAATGTTCCTCGACGGCCCGCCCGCGAACGTCTGGTTGGGTGCGACGGTTGTCAACCAGGCCGAGGCCGACCGGGACATTCTCAAGCTGCTCCGCATCCCCGCGTCCGTGCGCTTCTTGTCGATGGAGCCCCTGCTGGGGCCTGTGTCGTTTGAAGGCTTGTTCGCCAACCCCAGCAACATCGCAGACGGCACGAATGCTCTGGAGGAACTGGACTGGGTGATCGTCGGCGGCGAGAGCGGCCCCGGTGCGCGTCCCATGCATCCCGACTGGGCGCTCAGCCTGCGCGACCAGTGCGAGGCCGTGGGCACGGCCTTCATGTTCAAGCAGTGGGGCGAGTGGCGACCAATCTCACAGATGAGCGAAGGCGAGGACCGCGCCCTGTGGCGGTCCCGCGTGATCGCAAAGCCCCACGAAGACCAATCCAACCTGGATGACATCTATGGCCGCGTGTGCACGACAGAGAGCACGGTGATTCACCTGGATGGCAGCGTGCACCATTTCCTCGAACCGAACGCATTCCCGCTCGGCGCCATGACCATGTACCGGGTCGGCAAGAAGGCCGCAGGCCGCCAGCTGGACGGCCGCACCTGGGACGAGACGCCCGTCAGCTGATCCCCAGGCATGAGCACAGCGCATGGGCGCTGTCCTGATACCTCCCCTCCCCCGAAGCCCTCCCGGTATGCCGCGAGGGCTTTCCTGTTTCTGCATCCCGTGAATTCCAAACCACCCCAGACCTGCCCGCTGCTGCAGCGCGCAGGCCACGTCATCAACACCACTGCCAGCCACTGGCGAATCGACAGGAGCAACCCATGACGATCACCCTTGAAGCCATCCGCGCCGCCGGCGGAATCGTGCACAGCGACGGCAACATCTTCTTCCGCGACATCAGCATGCTGCAGGGCCTCGCCGGGGCAGCTCCTGCCGCTGTGGCTGGGGCAGTCCCTGCAGGATGGCGACTCGTGCCGGCCACGCCAACGCGCGAATGGATCGCGTCCGTGGCGGACGGCGGCTACGAAGACTGCGACTGCGCCAGTTTGATCGCCGACATCCTGAGCCGCGCCCCGGCAGCGCCCGCCCTGGAAGCGCCTGCAGCCCCTAGAGTGCCAGCTGGATTCGCGCTGGTGCCGATTGAGCCGACGCAGCAGATGCTGGATGCAGGCCGGTGGTCTGGCGCGGGCAGCGTGAGCATTCAGGAGGAATGGGCGCGCAAGGAAGTGTGGAGCCGCATGCTGGCAACCATTACACCGCCGCCTGCGGCATATGCGGACGACCTCGTCGCGCTAGTGGAGAACCTCGCTCAGGCTTTGAGCGCGGCCGCGCCGGGCAACGATCTAGCGGGCCATGCGCTGGACTACCTGAAGCGCAACGGCCTGCAGGGATCGCCGCTGCAGGCAGCCGAGGCAGCGCCCCAGGCACCTGCTGCGCCCGCCGCGTTCCAGCAGCGCGTCCAGCCCTGGCTGATGGAATGCTTCGGCCCGGTCATCAGCGCCGACAAGCAGGAGCGCAACCATCGTTTCCTAGAAGAAGCGCTGGAGACTGTCCAGGCCGCCGGCTGCACGGCCAGCGAGGCGCACCAGCTGGTGGACTATGTGTTCGGGCGACCGGTGGGCGAGCTGGGCCAGGAGGTCGGCGGCGCAATGACCACCCTGGCGGCCCTGTGCCTGGCCAACGGCATCGACATGCACGCCGAGGCCGACAAGGAGCTGGCGCGCGTCTGGACGATAGTGGAGAAGATCCGCGCGAAGAACGCCGCCAAGCCGAAGCACTCGCCTCTGCCGGCAGCACCTGCTGCGCCCGTGTGTGAGGACTGCGACGACACTGGGACGGTCTACGACGGCAAGCGCGTTTCCTTCTGCGCCGCAGGGTGCGCTGCATCGGTGGTCGAGCGGCGGGCCGATGCGGCAGCACCTGCTGCGCCTGCAGTGGATGCGCCCGGCGAGCGCGACGCGGCTTTCGAGGCGGTCCGCAATCGGCTGTGCGGGATGCAGCGCTACTCGTTCGTGCTGGACGACGACGGCGTAGTGCGGCGGGCACAGGACCGGACGGGGAGCTGGATCGAATTCGATGACGCCCACGCGCTTTTCGACCCGGTGGCAGTGGACGCAGCCATCGCAGCCCAGGCCAAGGAAGGCGGTGCGTGATGGCAGTCAAGACTATCCCAGCACAGACCATCAAGACGTGCGATTGCTGCGGAACCGTGATGGACGGTCGCACATCGCGGCAGGAAGGCGGCCTGACGCTGACAGCGCACGCGCTGGATATGCAGGGCGCGCCGTGCGCGGATGCCACGCGAAAGCTCGATCTGTGCGACTCCTGCCTCTACGCAGTGACAAAGGCCGTGGACCATGCTCTCGGATCGACTCGGGCCGCAGCCCAGGCAGCAGCCAAGGGGGCGGCATCGTGAAGACCCTGCACCTGATGACGCAGCGCGACCAGCCCTACGGCAGCGTTCGGCGCTGCTGCGAGCGCTGCGGCCTGATGTTGGTCGCGCGCCCTCCGGCCTTCTGGGAGGCCCACGCCTACACAGATGAGGAGTCGCACTACCACGACAAGCACGCCGGCCACGAAACGTGCCAATCCCGGCGCCGCGAACTCGCACGGCGCCCCACTGGGCACAAGGAGAGCACATGAAAGAGCACCCACCATTCGGCACGGCGCCGATCCGCTGCGGCCGCACGCGCTGCAGCTGGCGCGGCTACGAGACCGACCTGAAAAAGGTGCCCGGCACCATCGGCGGCTTGCGCTGCACCTGCAACGCCTGCCCGACCTGCGGCTGCGACAGCTACTCATTCATGACGGTCGGCGAGATTCAGGCATGGGAGCGGAAGCAGCGCGCCCAGGCGCAGCAGAAAGGACCGGCATCGTGAACATCACCGCCATCAACGTCTTCATCGAAGTGGATGGAAAGCAGTGCATCGCGTTCATCAACCCCGAGATGGCCGAGGTGTTCGTAGGCATGCTGCCCGCGATGCAGACCGGCCAGCCGAAGCATGCAGTGCTGCGCCCATTGCCGCCAAGCGTGGCCGAGCCGCTGCAGCAAACACGCGCAGCCCTGTACGAGCACCTGATGAAGCCCAAGGCCGCAGAGAAAGGACAGACCCCGTGACCACAGCACTCACCATCCGCCCAAAACAGAAGCTCTGGACCGTCGCGCGCTTCCCGAACGGCGACTGGTCTACTGGCGGGAGCCCGACCGATGCCGAGTACAGCGAAAGCGAGACATGGCAGATCTGGGCATCAAGCCGCGAGGAGGCGAAGAAGAAGGCGCAGGGCCTTCGCTCGCGTGCCCAGCGCAAGCTGCGCGCCTCTAAGAAGAAGCAGGGAGCCACGCCGTGACCACAGCACCAACACCCGACCTGCGCGCCCTGGCCGAAGCCGTCAAGGGCTGGTCCAGCTGCAACGAGGCATGGCCGCATGCCGAGTACTTCGACGTGGCCGTGGTCGGCGGCATCACCGATGGAGAGCAATACCCCGTCTCGCAGATCGAAGCCGACAACTACGGCACAGATGGCGAATCGCTCAAGCTGGCCCAGTTCTACGCTGCAGCGAACCCTGGCGCCGTGCTGGCACTGCTGGACCGCATCGCGGAACTGGAGGAGCAGCTCGTGGCCGAGGCCCGCGCCACGGCCGAGCACAAGCTGCGCGCCGACCAGTTGACCCTGCAGTACCGCATGCAGGCCCAGATGCATGCACAGGCCACCAGGCAACTGGCCGAAGAGGTTGACTGCGCCGGGAACTGGCGCCTCCTTGCTCTGCAGTTCGACGGCCACCGCATGCAGGCACTGGGCCATCTACGCACACTGCTTGCCAGCCCTGAGGCGCATAGCGCAGCCGCTTCTGAGTTCCTGGCCGCGCCGCCGTTGCGCGGAGAGGCTGTTCTGGCGCAGCGCCTGGCAGAGCTGGAGGCGCGCAAGCCGCTGCCGCTGAGCGATGACGACCGCCTGCGCCTGCGCTCAGATGTCGCCCGCGCGATCTGGGATGTCATGCGCGAGCATGAGGATCGGTGCGGCCACGCGCTCGAAGACGTGGAGCCAAAGCACCAGGTATGGGACTGCGCTGATGCGGCAATCAAGGCCGTGCACGGCATCACCGGAGGATCGTCATGACCTACGCAGAGATCATCGCAGCCTGGAACGCGCAGGCTGATGCAATGAACCAGTGGTCTGAACTGAGCGAGCAGGAGAAGGTCGAGTGGGCGTGGAAGTGCGCGCTTGATAAGGCCGCCAAGGCATGCGACGACCAGGACGTTCCGCGCGAGTTCTTCCGAGACCAGTCCTGGCCCTATGAGAAGGCCTGCAACGACCTGGCAGACGCCATCCGAGCCATGAAGGACAAGCCATGAGCAAGCGAGCCCGCGAGCGCGGCGACAAGCACGACAGGTGGCAAGAGCCACAGGACCAGCAACCAGAGCCCGCACCAGCGGGTTCTTTCATTTGAGGGGATGACATGCAACCCGTTTACCTGAACGACTGGAAGGACGGCTGCTTGGCAGAAGTTGCCAGCGACTTCGAGACCGATCCGCAGCAGATGGAAGGCGTGGAGATTCTTCTGGCGAGCTATTCCTACGAGAGCTATGAGGGCGATGCGTTCGTTCTTTTCCGCAAGGGGGAGACCCTCTATGAGGTCAACGCAAGTCACTGCTCATGTTATGGCCTGGAGGGACAGTGGGAACCCGAAGAAACGACCGTCCAGGCTTTGCGCCATCGAATGGAGAGCGGAAACCTCGGATCTGGATGGCACGAAGGGAACAAATTCGCCAAGGAGCTGCGCGAGATGCTCGACCAGCTTGACCAACCCCAGCCCCGCTAGTCGGGGCTTTTTCTTTGGAGCACAAGATGAAGGAAGAACTTCAGCGACAGCTCGCCCAGATCATCGCGGCGATCCACGGCCAGGCCTCATCGACCGGGGATTTCTGGATCGAGCGCCTGCCCAGCGTCGCGCAGCAGTACATCGCATACGGGCGCGCGCAGGCCATCATCGACATCATCATGCCCACGGCGGGCCTGCTGGTCGCGGCTTGGCTCATCAAGCACCTGCTGGTGCACTCGGGTATCGCCCTCGACTTCAAGACCCATCGCGCTTTCCTGTCGCTGCTGACCGGAGTCGTGGCCACCGTCCTGGGCATCTACTCCGTGATCGCGTTCGTGACCGCGACACGCCTAGCGGCCCTGGTCTGGTTCGCGCCAAAGGTCTGGCTCCTGCGCGAGCTGGCCAACATCATCAAATAGGAAGGAGGCCTGAATGTCAGAAAACCTCTTCCTCACCGATGAGCAGCTGCGGCAGCTGACCGGCAGAAAACAGAAGTCCCGGCAGATCGCTTGGCTGAGGAATGAAGGAATACCATTCCGGGTCAATGCGACAGGCCACGCCGTGGTTGCACGCGGATTTATTGATGGCCGCAAGGAAATCCAGGAACAATCACCGCGTCGCTGGACGCCGCGAGTAGTGGGGGCACACTGATATGGGAAGAAAGCCGAGCCGATGGACCAATTTGCCCAAGGGAATGCGGGCGCGCGTGCGCAGCAAGAAGGTCCACTATTACCTGGACACCGGCGGCAAGCCACGCAAGGAAATACCGCTCGGCTCGGATTACATCGCTGCGATCCAGAAGTGGGCGGCGCTCACCGAGTCAATGCGTCACCCACTGGCCCAATACACCTTCGTGGATCTGGCCCGGGAGTACCGGGCGAAGGTGCTCCCAACCAAGGCGCCGCGAACGCAGCGGGACAACGAAAAGGAATTGGCCTGGCTCCTGCGCTTCTTTGGCGATCCGCCAGCGCCGCTGGACGGAATTGAGCCAATCCACGTCCGTCAATACATGGATTGGCGGGTGGTGGAGACGAGAAGGGCCGCCGCCGAAAAGAACGCAGAGCGTAAAAAGAAAGGGCTCCCTGAGGAAGAAATCCCTGCTCAGGCCGGACATGTCCGGGCGAACCGGGAAAAAGCACTCTTCTCGCACATGTGGAACTTCGCCCGCGAACAGGGGAAGACGGCGGCGACGAATCCTTGCTCTGGCGTCAGAAGCTACAAGGAGTCTGGTCGGGATACTGTGATCGAGGCGGATGCGATGCAGCGGGTGCTGGAGCACGCCGGCGGGCCGCTGAGGTTCGCGCTGCTGCTGGCCAGGCACACTGGCCAACGCCCTGCAGACGTGCTCAAGATGAGTGAGAGCCACATCGCAGGGGGATTCCTGCACGTCACCCAAGGCAAGACCGCTGCAAAGCTGCGGATCGAGTTGACCGGCGCGCTGGCCGCATTGATCGAGGAAATCCGAGCATACAAGGCCCAGTTCAAGACCTACGCCATGCAACTTCTGGTCAACGAGAAGGGGCAGCCCCTGACGAATGCCATGTTCCGCACCCGCTTCGATGCGGCGCGCGACGCAGCAGGCATCGACAAGGATGCGTTCCAGTTCCGGGACCTACGCGCCACAGCTGCCACAGCCGTGGACGACGACGCCGGCATCCGCCAGGCACAGGCGCTTTTGGGCCATACCACCGAGGGGATGACGGCCGAATATGTGAGGCACAAGGTTGGGAAGCGCGTGAAGCCGGCGATGTGAATTGCGGAACAACGCCGAAAATTGCGGAACATCACCGTCTTTCAGGTCGACTATTTGCTACTTAAATCATAGCTGCATGTGCTTGCTGCACATAGCTCATGGTGCCCCGAGCCGGGATCGAACCGGCACGCCCCTGTTCGGAAGCGGCGGATTTTAAGTCCGCAGTGTCTACCAATTTCACCATCGGGGCCCTGCGCCGCAGCGTCACAGGCCAACGCAAGCTGCTCATGCCTGCGAACTGCAGCACCAACGAAAAAGGGAAGCGTTACCGCTTCCCTTTTTTCTGAATTGGAGCGGGAAAACGGGTTCGAACCGTCGACCTCAACCTTGGCAAGGTTGCGCTCTACCAACTGAGCTATTCCCGCATATCTGTCAAGCTGTGCGCCTCACAGAGCAGACTTGAATTCTAGCGCAGATTTCCGGCACTCCGGACCAAGTCCGGAAAAAATCCACGTCGAAGCGGATCAATGCCCACCCGCACAGCAGCCCGCTCCATGCCGTCGCTTACTTGCCGTCGATGCGGTCCTGCATGCGCTTGGCGCGCTGTTCAGACGGGGGGTGAGAGCTCAGGATGGAGCTGCCGCCACTGCCACCGCTGAGCTTGGCCAGCTTCTGGAACGATGTGACCAGGCCCTGGCGACTCATCTTCTTTTCCGTGAGCAGGTCAAAGGAATAGTCATCAGCCGCCGACTCCTGGGACTGGGAGAACTGGGCGTTGATGAACTTCTCACCCAGATCTCCGGCCTGCGAGCGCGACAGCGAGGCCAGCGCCGAATTGCCGCTATTGGCTGCAATCGAGCGCGCAGCCGATGCCGCATAGGCCGTTTGCATGCGCTTCTTGCTATGACCCAGCGCCACATGCCCGATCTCATGGCCAATCACGCCACGCAATTCATCGTCGTTCATCAGATCCATCAGGCCGCTGTAGACGCGAATGCAGCCATTGGCCATGGCCCAGGCATTCACGTCCTGCGTCATATAGACCTTGTAGACGGCTTTTTTCCCATTGACGGCCTGCGGCATGCTGGCAATGACCTTGTTCAGCCGCACCGTGTACTTGCTCTTGGCATCGGCCACCTTGTTCTGCGCATCCATGGCCGCGCAGGAGTCGTTGGACAGCGTGACCACATCGTCATCCGTGAGCGTCATGGCCTTCATGGCCGTGGAGCCTGAATCCAGCAGCCCGCCCACATCAGCGGACTCCATGGTTTTACAACCCGCCAGCACCACGCCGCTGGCAACAATCGCCGTCAATAGCTTGATCTTCATAATCCCTCCCGATGAATGAAGCGCGCATCATATCCACGACCGGCCAATTGAATCCACTGCCAATGGCAAGCCATTTGCACTTTTTTGCAATTTTCCAATCAACTTCCAATAAGCACGCTCGCGGCGAGGATCCAGGCAGAACAATTGGAAACAAAATAATTCACCGAACTGGCAATGAATTACAGAATGGAATTCTCTTCATGTCACAGAAGAACAAGCCCTGAACCACTCGCAGAGTGCCGAAACTTTAGAGAGAGGGAGAGATGGAGCTTGACCGGGCACGGGGCTGGCTCGAACCAGACAGCAAGGACAAGCAATGATCCTGACGCAGAAAAAGAAAAAAGGCCCCGAAGGGCCTTTTGAACTGTTTTCGCAATGAATTTTTGGAGGCGCGAACCAGAGTCGAACTGGTCTAACCGGATTTGCAATCCGGGGCATAACCGCTTTGCTATCGCGCCAAGATCACTATCAAACAACTACAGCATTGCTGCAGCTTTTAGAAACTGGAGCGGGAAAACGGGTTCGAACCGTCGACCTCAACCTTGGCAAGGTTGCGCTCTACCAACTGAGCTATTCCCGCTTGAATCATCCATTCTGGCAGCCAACCGCC